GCTACGGCCTTTTTGAACTGAGTATAGTTTACGGGTAATAACATTTGTAACTGACGGCTTTTTTTGTTTCGTTATCTTTTCAATAAGAAATAAAAACGTATGCTCTAAACCGGTGCCAACAACATACCCACCAACCCCGGCGGCAATGGCCGCGCGTGTAAACTTTTCTTTGCTGTTTTTACCTGGATAATTTGACGCATAAATTATTTTATCCTTTATTTTGGATAGCCTGAATTTGGTTTTCACCAATCCCATGTTACCCTCGCCTACACGCGCCTGATTTAATGGCACATAAGTTCTGTGGTCAATGATACCGCTATGCTCCTGTTGTTCAAGTTCCTTAACTGAATTATTTGTAAATCCGTTGCTTTTCAATTTAGTTTCTGAAAAACCAACTTCAGACTGAAGGTCTTTTATGTTGTGTGTTTTCTTAGCAAATTCAACACGCGAATTAGCAGTAAAGAAGTTAGCCTGTCTATGCTTAAACACGTTTGAAGATGCTGGCATTGTAACCTGCTTAACATCTAGCGCAACAGTATTCAATGTTTCTCTGATTATATTAGGCAAAGCGGTGTGGCTAAGTTGTTCTAACTTATTTGTGAACTTAACCACCGCATCGCTATTTATAAATAGAGTTGGCATTATACAATTTGAATGGTTATAGAGCCGGTGCAAGAATTTGCAGAACTAAGAGATACTGCCGAGCCTACTTGAGTAGTGCGAATGGTTATGACGGTTCCTCCTGCGATGGCCTCCGCCCAAAAATGAATATCAGTTAATCCGGTATTATCACTTATGTAGCAGAATCCCGCCCCGTTATAATTCGCGCCAATAGTTGCCCCAAGTGGCAAAGCGATTGTAAAGCTGGTAATACTTGAAAGTGTAGGACATGGAAACTTCCATGCTATGCTCATTGTGCGTCCTGCGGTGGTATTTAATCTATCCAAGTGCCATGATATTGTTCCGCTACCTAAAGCCGTTCCGTTAACCGTTGGCACACTTACGCTCCAACCCGTAGCTGCAAGGTTTGTGAGTTTAGTTTGCAGTTTTAAACTGGTCACATAATTTACATCATCCGTTCCCGTATTAACAGTTGTTTGGTCTGCAATAAAACTCTGCACTACTAACCCTGCCGTTTTTAGATAAGCATAAACCAACTGATACCCATTAACAGAATTATCAGGCAAACCATTAGGAGCCCCGGCCAAAGCTGCAAGGGCCGCAACCGCACTAGCTGAACCCGACACGGCAAAACTCATAAGGTAATCAAAGAACTGATGCCAGTCTGCATGATTAAGTCTATTCAAGGCCGTCCCGCTATCATCGCCCGGATCATCTCTGATATCGCCTCTGGGGTATTCAGATAACGGCGCATTGGTGTTATTGTAATCGGTGTTTGCTTTTTGTCTTATGCTTAACATAATATAAATTTTATCAGATGTAATTTACAAATAAATACCCTACCGTTTGAACCGGCTTTAATTTCAATATCAATTGCCTAAATTCATTCATTCGCACTCTTTGGATATTCGCATATGCCCCCAATGTCGAACCGCCTATAAAGAAAGTAGAGCGCAAATTGTTACCTACCTGAAATTGCAAGTCATCTTGTAAAATCAAATTGTTTACAATGATGTTATTCCATGTGCCGCCGTAATTTGTTTGGCCGTATTTCTTTTGACCGTATTGCACATTTAGAAATCCACCACCCCCGGCAATTGTAACCGGGTTTTTTGTTATCCAGTTACCCCCTACAAAAAAGCGATTCTCATAAATATAAACATGAAATCCCGCCGCCTGTAATTGAGTTTGGATATAATGCCAGTTACCACGCGCCAATGTTGCGCCAGGGTAATTATATTGCTGTTGTATGGCTAATAACCTTTGAGATAATGGCGGCAATGTGGGAACGGCTATTGGATTGAGCGGGTAATGCTGCGGGACGTATGTATAAGCAAATGGGCTATATTGAATCAGTCCCAACCTACGCTCCCAATCAGTAGCGTCTGCATGTGTGAAATTGCCGTTTATATTGTCAGGTATCGCACTATCAAAAGTAGAAAGCATATCGCCCCATGCTACATTTTCGGATATAGATAATGCCTTATTCAGTTTGTCCATATAACCATTGACCGGGCCACGAAAAGCGCGACCGGTTGGCATTAGTTGCCTGAATAGATTTCTTATTTGGTCAATGTAAAGCATTATATAAAAGTAACCTGATTAAGGTAAGGAATATAGCCGTTTAAAAACTTGTAAGTAGAATAAGCGATACCGTTAACAGTAAAGGTAATTGCTCCAAACGTTGAACCGGGAACCGCTGTTAGTGTTTGCAGAATCAGATTATTTAGATCAATTACATCATTCTTATTTACAAGAATATCGGCCCCTGCAACAAATGGACGGACCGTATTTATCCATGATGTAATTGCTGTTGTGATTGCCGTTTTTTGTTGACTTGTAAATGGTGGAGTTGCACCGGTAATATTTACATTAACAGCATAAGGAGTAACCGGTAAGTAATTAACTAGAAACACGCCTAACGGCCTCAATCCAGGTGTAATTCCCAACCCTTCTATTTTGGCGGAAACATTAAAAATCATTGCGCCTGAAGGTGTGCCATGTCCATCTGTTGAATCTGCAATATCACTTTCAATATACAAATCAATCTCGTCCGGCTGTCCAGATGTTGCGTATGGATATACTTTAGCAACCCCCTGCACTTCACCGGCCCAAATTCTATAATCGGAAGCTGCGCCACCTTGCGGAGTGGATTGAAAGGCATATAAAACAGTAGCGCGATATGCGTCTAATGTTTCAGCATCTAAAGGCTGAACTACTTGCGCTGTTACTTTATTACCGGTTTGGGTTACGTTTATTATTGGAGCGGTCGCGGTTAAAGTATCGTTGATATTTAATGCTGAAACAGTGCCGGGAGTTAACGCGCGAATAGTTATGAAATCATTTGAACCGGTGCATGTATATGGTGAATCCAAAGTAAAAAGCATATTTGGATTTAATGATGCCGCATCCGATAAGAATTGAGTCTTGCCATATCCAGGTATAACCGCGCCTGCGCTGCCTGTAACCTTAATTGTATATTGAGCCGAAACAGCATTAAATGGATTTCGTTTTATTTTAATTAATCCGAATCGCTCCAATGTGCCGCCTATGCTTACGCTATCAGCTGTATCCGGCCATATGTTTTTTTGAACGTTTGCAAGTCCCAGATAAAACAGTTTTAACTTTGCAGCCTTAACCGATGCGATAGCGCGTAAAAATACCTTACCAAATACCGGTATGGTTACATTATATTGAGATTGTAAATCATTCAATACATCGTTATAGAGTTGCGATAATGTAGGGATAGTTACCATCTTATAAAAGTGTTACCGGTGTATAAATTTCAATAGAATAGTTTTGTGGATTCGTGGTTAATTTACCAGTTGCCGGGTCGAATGAATAGCCGCCCTCTGGATCATATCCCTCATCATCCCAAAGCATTAAAGTGCCACTTCCATCATTGGTAAAAACCCTGAAATCAACATCGGGAGTTAAGCCAATAAGAAGTGTGTTAGTATAATAAGGGCCGGTAAAATCACTCTTTGTTATAGGCACACAAGTTCTAACTACCAATGTTTGAAACATGGCATAAATTGCAGTTAAGCAATTTGTAATTTGATTGATATCATCCGCAATGACAAGATTTGCCCGGTTGCCGGATTGTGTTTGCCGGTCTACTTTTGTTGCGAATGTTGGTAATGAATCTGCCATAGTTTATAATTGAAATTCTAAAAGATAACCTAATCCGTTTTGTTCAGTTTGCGCCGGTGGTAAAAAATAGTTTGGCGCACCTGCTAAATCGCCCCGCGTTCCATCCCAAATATATAGATATTCTTTTGCTGTTAAGTTGCCAGGTTCTTTAATTGAGATTGCAATCTTTACGGTGTTGACCGAAATAATAGAAACAGTTACATCAATAATTGCAAAAGGCTGCATGAATTGTAAATCAGCAACTACCGCATTTTGTATAGCCGGTAAATTTCCGCTAGTTAATGAAATATTATTTAGCAGTCTTTCGGTTTGTGAGTTAAATTGTTGAGTAGATAAATTTGGCATTAACAAAGCGTTCCCCCACCAACTAAAATCCTGTTCGTTTGCCACGCGTGTAACCGGTGTAGACTGTTCGACATTTCCCCCAAACAAACCAATGTAGGGCATATTCTCAAATCCTTGCACCTGCGCTAAGTCATTTCCCAATAAGAATAAATCGCCACCGTTACCGGCTTCGACTAATTGTAAATCCATGTTTTTATTTTAGCCCTTCACTATGAGTTGATGTTGTGTGTATTTTCACTAAATCATTATCAGTTGTTACATGTGCTCCGTGTGGCATGTTTGCAAAAGTAACGGCTACGTTTTGTTTTTGTGTTGATGTCATGCTATTATTAATCATTTGCTGTTGTGCCGCCTTTGGATTGTGTGCAACTGCGCTACCTTCTTTTATTCTATTATTATTTTCCTCTACAAGCGTTTTGCCCATGCTTGCGTTTGCGGCGGTAAATGATTTTTCAATATCTGCCAAATCGTTTTTATATTTTACCCTGGCCGCAGCTTGTTCTGGCGTGGTCGTTGCGCTCTGAATATTACCCCCATGCGAAGTGTATTCTTTATATGCCTTATCTTCTGCTTTTTTCTTCGCAATCTCCTGAACCGTCTTACCCTGGTTAGCCGTTTCTTCAAGAGAATCATTCATCTTCTCATTGATCTTATATGCGCCATATATAGCAACCGCCAACAGCGCGAAAGCGGTAACGAGTGCCATTGCGGGATTTGCGGCCATCGCTAACGTAAGCCCTTCTGTTTCACCCGTAGCGGCCATTGTAGCTATCTCATAAAATCCCATAGCTTTTGTAAGCGAATTTACTTCGCCCCTGCACAATGCTTCAGCAACCGACAATAATCCTGTCGCAATTGTTAGGCCGCGTGTGTATATTGTTGTGGCAATTACTATTCCTTTCCATATCACAAAAGCCTCAGTTAATTTTATGGCGACAGAAACTATGCTATCCATGTGCTCGTATAAAAAAACGAGTATGTTTTTCAAATGATTCATGCCGGCTCCCACCTGGTCGCTAGATGTAAAAGCATTGGCAAAAGCACCCTTAACGCGCTCCATTGCAACTGCTAATGTTTGAGTGTTTTTTGCGGCCATTTCTTCAGCAGTTCCGGTTTCTTTTGTCTTTTCTTCATACTTTGCCAGTTCAGATAATGCACCTGGAGCAAGTAAGGCGCGTGTAACCTGAACAGATTTTGCAGAATTAAACCCAATGCTTTTTAGGTATAGTTCTTGTTGTTGTGGCTTCATTTTCCCCAACTGATTTTGAACCCCTGCAATTGCGCTATTCAAATTAAATTTGCCGGCTGCGTTTCTATACCCTTTTGAAATTGGCGAAGATTCAAGTTTTAATAATGTTTTCATTAGAGCCATTGCGCTCTGCCCTCCATCTTGCGCACTGTGATCGATGTATTCAATCATTGCCGCTGCGCTTCCCAAGCTGATATTAGCATGGTGCGCCTCCTGGCTGATACTTCTCAATGCTTCAGTCAATGCAAGTCCTTTCACGGCCCCAGATGAAGACGCTCCGGCTATAACATCAATAGCCTTTGCGCTATCAGTTAATTTAAACCCGGCCATTACCGCTGTTAAACTTTCTGCGGTTGGTATCAGTTCGGTCTTTAACCCTTCGCTTAATGTGATAGCAGATTTTGCCATTTCACCTAATGCTTTCGGCTCGTTTAATAATTCACGGTTTTTACTACCAATGATATTGTAAACTTCACTCACTTCTGCGCCGGTTTTGTAGCTTTCTTTGGCTACATCCATGATACCCTCTTTAAACGGGACCATGGCCGCGTCAGATAGCCTAAAATTCGTTTGAAGTTTAGTTAGCGACTCATCATATTCCTTTACAGCATCAAAGCCAAATTCGATAGCCCCGATGGCCTTGTAAGCAATGGCCGCAACGCTAACGGTTTCAAGTAGTTCCTTTTGGGCGTGATTTAATACTGAGGTGTATTTGTGCATTGCCCGGTCAGCCCTCTGTATAGATGACTCTGCTTTTGCTGCAAAGGCCGCAACACTATTACCCATCGCTCGCATAGGTGCGCCAATGCCATCGACTGCTTTAAATATGGTAGGTATTATTAATGGCATTATGTTGTTGGTTTGCTTTTTGGATTAGGAATAAATGCCCTGCCGACTAAGACATGGGAAAAAAAGAATTTCCCAACTCCATTTTTATGGAGCCTTAATCTTACATATCCCATCGGAGTTATTTGATCTTTGCGAATCTTAGCGGGTTTGCCATCTGTTCGCCTTATGCCACCTAAATTACTAACTTGATATATGCCATCGTAGTTGGCTATATCTTTCCAAATTTCATTAGTAATTTCTTTGCTAGTATGCACATTATTTTTTGTTTTGTAGAGATACTACTTCTTTATTACTTTCTATAATATCATTATACCAATATTCCAATCCTTGAAAGTCAACTGCATCTAAATACATTTGACTAATAACTTCTGGTGTCCAATGAAATTCTCTTACAATAGTTTTAATATATGCGTCTACATTGCCTACGTTTCGAGAAAAAAAATGACAATAGCACCCGCAAATCTTTTATCGGCCTTATCCAATAATTTATAAACCTGTTTTGGCATCGCATCCGCTGTCAAACAACTCCAAACCGCTTCGATTAACCCTGCGCCACCTTCAGCATCTTTTTTAAAAGGAGCAAGTTCAATTGAGTTTTTTATCCTGGCCTTGTATTTTATTTCAGTTATGTTGCCATCCTTTCCAACCGGTTCTAAAAGAGTTTGCGTAAAGGCGTTATCGCTCAGCTTTAAGATGCCATATTGAACGCCCTCAATGAGTATTTTAATGCTTCCCTCAAAGTCTTTGCGCTGTAGTGGCATTACCTTATGGTAATCTAACCAATTCTCAACTTCCCCTATTGCTGTTTCAATATCTACTACTACTTTCATGCGTATTAAATTATTTCTTGTAATGAATTTGAGCCTTCAAATTTGATTTTGATAGTGGCCGTTCCTAAGTTACCATCTACAACGTCAACCGGGAACCCGCTGCCAGAATATACAGAGCCGCTAATGTGAGTGAACTTCCAAACTGCTTCCTTTGCATCTGCTGCAAGTGCGCTCAAAATAGATAAGCCAGATTTTGCCATTGCGGTAGAATCAAAAGCCACAGTAGTGTCAACCATCCACCGGTGCAAGTTCATTTTACGAATAGCGGTTCCATCACCGGCGATATCAGTAACGCCAGAATCGGAACGGATGCCGCCAAGGTTGATAGTTGAATCGTCGCTGGACTTAGGCGCAAATGTGCC